TCTTACCTTAACCCATCCTTCTTCTGTCTCAACATACTCCAACCACCCACCATCTGCTTCGATGTAGGGTAGTAATTCGTTAAGCACTTCAATCACATTACCATCATTCAATTCCATTACAATAAAATTGCTCCGATAACAAATCCTTTTGCGAATGAAATAACAAGCATCTGATAATCAGTTAAGTTAAACTTGTCCTGAAATTTCTTTGCAAGGTTTCTATCCCAAGCAACGACTTTATCAAATACTTTTTGTGCTTTGTCTGGTAGTCCCATTGATTTTAATTAGATGTTTTCTTCTTCACCCAACTGAATCTTACAATCCGAAGTTGGATATGCGACACAAGTAAGAACAAATCCTTCATCCATCTGATCATCATCAAGGAAGGATTGTTCAGATTGATCTACAGTTCCTTCCAAAACCTTACCAGCACATGTAGAGCAAGCACCAGCACGACAGGAGTAAGGAGCATCAGCACCTTCCTCCTCGGCTTTGTCTAGAATGTATTCATCATCTGGACACTGAAAAGTTGTTTCATTACCTTCAGTGTCTATTACTGTAACTTGATAGGATGCCATGAGTAATAATCCTTACAATCTCGAATGATATTTATTATATCACTCTTTAGGAGGGTTTGTCGATTGTTGTGGACTCAAGACCAAAGGTGCTTGCTCAATCCTTATTGTCTGAGCAGGTGCTGCCTGAGTTGCTTTCTCAATCAACTTCTCCATATCCTGCTTGGAGATTGAACCATTAGGTCCACTACCACCGCCACCACCATTCATCTTCATAGTCCCATCACCCTTCTTGGATGCTGTCTGAATTCCGAAGCTAGCTAAAACTCCAGTAAACACCGAAGCAATGAATGTTGGATCAATTTTCTGCTGTACTAATCCAGGAATTGTAACATAATTTAATGTTAAAATCCCTCCCGACCACACAAGAACTCCGATTCTCACCATTGTACTGATGATTGCGGCTTGTTCTTCTGCGTCAGGAAGGATAGCGTCTCTTATTTTCCCCAGAGCACCTGGGTGCTTTTTCTTCTCCTTTTTCTTTTCTTCTAATACTTCTTCTTTAATATCTTCAGGCATAAGAATAGGAGTGACTATTCTTATATAGTCTTAGAAAGGACTTACAGATGCCTGTGAAGAAGCCTCTGGATTGGTCTGTGGGGATAAATCATTAGCACCAGTAGGTAGATCTCCACCTAAACCAGGAGCACCATCAACACCAGCACCGCCTAATGCACCCCCAAGACCTCCAGCACCTCCAAGAACTGCTTCCAAAGCTTGAGATTTAATTCCATCAACGATGGCATCGCGGTTGACAAATACATATAACCCACTGCCAACAACGGCAAGAGATACAACGCTAGACGCAACAGCAAGTACATTAACTACTTTTTGCATTGTTCCAAAAAACTATTTAAGGTTTATTATAGTATGCTTTGTAATAACTGACAAGCCCTGATGTAGTTGATTGTTTTCCTGACCATTCATGAGCGCATTCATAAATTGATTGAGCAGGATTTGATGAACCAAAATTTGCCATCAACAACCTCAAAGAATCCTGTCTCAATTTAAATTGTGCTTCTGATATTTCTTCATCCAAACTATTAAAATATGCTTGTGCTTCACCACATACTATAGTATCTGTTTCGTCGTAAGTGATGTTATTTTCCATTAAATTAATCCTAAAGAACCAGCAGTGATCCCTATGCTAACAAAGAAACCAAATTCTATCAAGTCTCTGTATGGACTCATTAACATATCGGTCATAGTCTTTTATCGTAAGTGAAAATAGTTACTAAAATTATTAAACTACCAACTCCTACCACAGTTAGAAACAATTCTAACGTGCAATGTTGTAGAAGATTCATTGTAATACAAATTGTCCCCCGTTAAAATAAACGTAGGCTGCTACAGTAGATAGAAAAAATATTTGATACATTTTATGCTCCTGTTGGAACTGTAACTGGTACGGGTTCCATTTGACCTACTCGTATACCTTTACCTCCACCAAAATCATCATCGTCATCATCATTAAACCCACCACCAGCAGCAAACCAGAATCCAAGTAGTATAACTACAGGAATAAAAGGAAATATTAATGCCCAAATTGGTGAAGTTGATTCAGTAGCGTATATTAATTCGCCCATTTGTTTTGGTTCGGAGATAAAGTAACGAGTAATTATTTAGAAATGTTACGATTTTAGAATAGGAATATACCCCTAGACTGAAAGAAGATATGAACCGCAGGGTTATGGAGGTACTGGTAATAGAATTCTAGTCCCAGTACTCCAGTTACCCATGCAGCATATGTTATTCTTGCAGTCAATAAGAGTTGTGGATTGATTCCTCTTCTCTTAAGTGACAGCGTTGTCATTAGAATATACCAGGAATTATGTTCCCAGTCATAACATAGTTGATGATTAGTATATTAAAACCAATCATTGCCAACCTACCATTTGTTAATTCTGCTTCTTTAGTCATCAGAGTACTCCTGGAATAAGTTGACCTGTGAATGTGTATGAAACGAATGCTAAGAAGCAACCAATAATAGCTGCTGCACCGTTTGCCTTTTCAGCGAGTTTAAAGTTGTAGTCTTCCATTAGTAGAGTCCTGGGATAAGGTGGCCTGTGAAGAGATAAGAGGCGGTTATGAACCAGAACCCCATCATTGCAGCGCGACCATTGGCCTGCTGCCATATTTGAAAATTACTTGCATTGTCCATTGTTTTCTCCTTTCGTTAGATTTGAGGGTTAGAAAGTCACCTGTTAAGGTGGGTGTAAGAGACCTGAATCTTAAAAGATGCCAGGGATGATTTGCCCAGTAGTAACATAGGCTCCGACAGCGGCTACAAAACCGATCATTGCCCAACGACCATTAGCGAGTTCTGCTGCAGGAGCATACTCTTGATCCAGTACTTCCATTCTGGGTTCTTTGGCGTACATATTTTGTCGTCCGCCGTCTTCCGTTGTAACAGTCATTTAAGTTGTGTTAAGAAACGTAACATAATTATATAGTAAACATTAAATTTACGTCAAGTATTTGTACCTATTCCCTAACATTTAATATGCGTTGTTCTCGTAAAATCTTTTTAATTCTTTAACAAATTCTTTCTGACCACAATACCCATGAGCATCTCCTTCAGCAGACTGATGATAGTGGGTATGCAGTACTTCTACCATAAGAAAGAAAGTAATACCAAACATAGGTAACATCCATAACGGATGTCCGAAGACCTCACAAAACTCTTCATAGTACTTACGAAAAGGTGTCTTCTCGTATTGTTTCTTATCTGCCAAGATATTTTAGCAAGTGTATTATATTATAACATAAAAAAAGGGGTCCGAAGACCCCTTTGTGTGCGTTATCTGATTAGAGATCAGAATACGAACTTAGCACCAACTTTACCACCCCAATCGATTTCGTCATCACCATTAGAAGCCTCGGCACTGATACCAGATATCTCACCGTATACGGAAAGATCTTCGTTAACAGCTAGAGAAGCACCAACTTTACCAGAGAGTTCAGTCTCGGTGTCATCAGTAGAATCGGTATGAACAAAAGCAGGACCACCTTGGATGTAGTATGCAACTTTATCTGTACTTCCTTCGTAACCAATATGAAGGTCGGTAGTACCTGTGCTGTAATCTCCATCAGGATAGGAGAGGTTGCTCTCGACGTTCACGTATGGACCAGCAAAAGCTGCACCAGCTAGGAGGAATGGAGATGCTGCAACAGCAGCGATTGTTGATTTGATAGACATGATTGTTTTTTAAGTATCTCGCAAGAAAAAACTCCTGCGGATGTTAGACCTCCCGACATGGAAGTCCGTTTACATTCGCCAAGGAGTACGATCTTTCGGGTCCTTTGACTTTGAACTGTCACATAGTATAGTGTGACGGTTGATATTATTTATATTAACATATGTGTAAAAACATGTCAATACGTGACGATCAGTAATTTGGTTGTCACTCTTGCTGCTGTTGAGCAGCAGAATTTTCGGTTATCCGTCCAAGATAAGGATCATAATTCATAAAATCTTTAATATCAACACTAGCACCATTCTGATACCAGAAATTAACTTGTGCATCATAATTACCTTTATGAAATGCATCAATGTGTTCTGGATGGATACTAGAACCTAGTTCATGCCTATAAACTAACAAAGGAATAGCAAAAGTATTACCTGAATTATAGATTAAATCATCAGCAACTGCCCTTGGTTTTACTCCCTGATCTATCTTATACTTCTCTCCTCTACAATGGAACCTAACTAATTTTTCTGCATGGGGTCTATTGATAACATAACAAGCAGTAGAGAAATCATTTACAAATCTCTTATGAAGTTTAACATGTATATCTCCAGTACATATAATAGCAATCTGCACTACATCCCAATCATAAGGGAAGTTAGTATAAAAATCTTTCCAAGTAAAGTTCCAAGTCTGAACTAGATCTAAACTACAATCATCCTCCATCATAATTGCATAAGGATCATCAGTCTTTAAGAACTCCTTCATTGCTCTAAGATGAGATGTGGTACAACCAATCTCACCACCAGACATATTATCAGGATAACGTCCTGTAATTATATCACTTAGATCATCCTCCCTACCATCATATGCAGGAATACGTGTATAGTTTTCTATTTGCCAATACTTAAATTGGGTTTCCATGTACTCCCATCTCTCTGGTTGACCATCCAAATTGATACAATAAATTGGTCCAATACCTTTTAGTTTATGGACAGCCTTATTCTTCTCCGAATAATCTAGCATCATAGGTTGATCCAACAAACTTTTTCTTCTGGGTCAGGAG